TTATGCAGACTGCTTTTTTCTTGTGCAGTTTTTATTCAGGTTTTTCACGATTTCGGGCGTGAAGCCAGTCGCATAGAACTCTCCCGAGCCAAGGAGCAGCCAGTATGGGTTGATGTGGTAGTCACGGACTAGGAACTGAACCCAAGACGGACGAAAGCGACCGTAGTACTCGGTAGGCTTTTCACGCAGGGACATGATGTTCCAGCGGTTGATGCCATACCGGTCGGTTATTGTCTTCAGACCGCCTATGCAGCCATCAGCCTTCAGGCGGTCGATGGCAGAGAAGAAACGAACTACTATATCCACATCAGCGGACATCAGATTTTTATCTTCCATAATCTTTCTGTTTTTGATAGGCACGACTGAAAACGCTTTCCAGCCTTGCCCGGTGGTTATTCAATCTTTGCGACCAGTCTTGCAACTGAGCCAGCGTTGGACGAGAAGTCAGCAGCCCATCCACCTCGGAAGGGGTGAGCACTGGCAGGTATTTCTCGTAGGCGAGAAGAACGCTAAGATACTTCATTCAAACACGAATTGCCGAGGTTGTTTCTTTCTTTTAATTTCATCAAAGCCACCTTTGGCAACATCAGCTAGACTTTTGTAGGTATAGAATGATGAGGATGGAAGAAACCCTTTTTTGTTTTCGATGGTAACACCTTCTGCGGATGGGATAAAGAGGAAACCTTCTACCTTTCCAGTTGTTACCTCGTTTCCGTCAATCGTATCGTCAAGCCTGTAAGTCCTACCCTTTTCTTCACCTTCAAGTGAGACAAGAAATTTGAGCGTTCTTTGCAGTTCGTTTCTTCCACGAAACCTAAGATAGAAAGATTCAATCATCTTGGCTGAATTAACATTGTTTATCTGCCAGTAATACACCGTGTCTTTTTGCGGCTCAAAAACGGTGTAGCTAATAACTGGAGAAACGTCATAACTCCTAGATAAAAGTGTTTGCGAACGCACACCCACGCACGCAAGCGCAAGCACGAATAACATTATTATCTTTTTCATATTACTTTTCGTTTAAATGATTAATATTTCTTTCGTAGAACTCATTCCAAGCCTTTTTCTTGATGAAGATGAAGAAGAGAAGCAGCCCTAGGGCGACCATCAGCAGATGGAGCGGATGGCACAAGACACCGAACCCGAAGGAACGCTGGAAGTCGATGCAGAACGAAATCAGCACTCTGTAGGTAGAGAACGCTCGATGAACCCAGCAGAAGCCATAGGCAAGGCTGACGATGATCCAGGCGATGAAGCCGAAGAGCGAGCAGTCGAATATCCACTCCGTGAGTTTTACCCGAATGCCGAACGAGAGCAGGGTGCAGTGCACCAGCATCACAAACGCACCCACTGGAGGGATAATGCCTATTATCAACCTGCTGGCTTTCCATAGCCAGCTTTTACCGAGAGCGGCAAGAAGAACCTTCTCCTTCCGCTCTATGAAATCCTCATCTTTCATCGTTACTTAGAATTTTAGTTGATATTGTACCTGGAGCGAGAACTAAAGTTCACGCAGCCATTTCTGACCCGATTTAGTCTTAGACCAAATTACGAGACTGGTGCCGATAACCGCACCTATGAACATAAATAAAGTTGCTAGTTCCATAATCTAAACATTTGAATTATTATACTTCATTACATTATTAGCGAAATAAGCGAAGGCGAATGACGCTATGACACCGAAGGCAATAAAAAGGATATTATACAATCCTATCTCATCGCCAGTAATCAATGGTGAGAACCCACCAATGCCCGTTCCGCTTATAAACAGATTGGAGACACCGTACAGATACGTTGCAAGCAGCGTCCTACGGTCGTGCTCTTTAATTAACTTACTGACCATTCTTTTTCATTTTGCAAAGTTACTAAATTATTTTTGCCCGACAATGGCAAGCAGCGTTTTAACTTGACTTTGCAGGAACTCATTCTGTTCTCGCAGCAGTTTATTCTCAGCAGCCAAGGCAGCATCACTACCAAGCGACTGGGAGACATTGGGACTGTTCGAACCATTGATGTTTGAACCGAAAACAGCCTCTTCCATCTCGGCTGGTAGGGGAGGGGCACACTTGTCGATGATTGCTTTTATTGCAGATATAAAGTCCGATTTCAGACTTTTAGCCTTTAACTTGCCATTCAGATTTTGTGGGCTTGTGCCCAGTTCTTCAGCAACAGAAGCAAGAGATAACCCTCTCTGCCTCAAATATGTTTTCATTTCTTCACCAGTCATAGTTAATTCTAAATAAATTAAAACTAAAGTAAACAATTTATAAATATAAACACAAATGTTTGCGAATATAAATATTTTATTGTATTTTTGCAACCGAATTACAGAACGAGTTTAAAAACTCTTTTGCAAAGATAAAGAAAATAATTTAAAATACAAATAAAATGGGAGAAAATTTTAATTATGATTTTCGGACACCGTTGCAGAAGCAGCAGGACGAACGAAAGAAGAACATCATAGCGATGTTTGCAGATTTCCGAGCAAAAGCACCTGCCGAGACCTCAGACAGCAGAATAATGCTCGCAGTTTCACAGCGTGTTGGTTGCACCCAGCAGAACGTGCGTGTTATCCTCATCAAGGCTGGATTGATAACACCAAAGAAGAGACGTGCAGCCGTGCGCAAGTAATCAAGTGGAACCATTAAACATTCAGAGCGTATGAAGAAGTTTATTGAGATTATCACAAGTGACGAAGTATTATCCTTGGCAGTTGCCATCGTATTAGTAACTTTAATCTTTTGGAGGGCATAATATGACGAACGAAGAACCAAAGGTAGCAGACGCAGGCAGATACACCATGACAGAGACCTGCAAGGTGCTTGGCATCCATCGCAACACCCTGCGCAGATGGTTGCAGGCTGGTAAGATTAAGGTCAAGTTTCGCAGAATCGACAACCGCAAGGTCTTCGAGGGCAGCGAGATAAAAAAAGTATGGAGGATTGCCCTATGATGAATGCCTACGAAAAAGCGAAGCAGCTTACCGCCAAGTGGGAGCAGGAGCGAAAGGACAACAAGCGACTGGCAACCATGAAGGAAGCGGAAAGACGCATTCAGGTAAGGGAGTTCGACAACATGCTTTGTCTTTCACTGGACGGAATACCTGTACTCCCGATGAGCGAGTTTAACAAGCAGACGCTTGCGGACGCACGTCTGACATTCTTCAACTATCTAAACAGACAATAATATGGTACCGGGAATTATCGAGGAGTGCAGAAGTAAAATGTATGATGCCATTTGGCTTGAGTTAGACCGTGATCCACAGCGACCAGCGGTTGCAAGGATAGACATCAAGACCAAGGCAGGCGGCATCTGTGTATGGTGCGACAGAACCGGGAACATTGCGGTCGTGACGCACAAGAACAGCAACAACGAAAGCGAGCGGCTGGAGGAAGCTATCGAGGGCTGCGTTAACTATCAAGACGTGATGGACGACTGGCTGGAGGAGAACAGCCAATACGCAGACCAAGACCCGATGGACGCCTTCGAGGAAAGCAGGCTCGACAGCCTTATGGATCAACTGGTTTGACCACATAAATTTTTGCTTAGTTTATATGCTGAAACCCCTGCAGCGGCAGGGCAAAGGGCGCGCGCTAAACTCATTTCAAAGGTTATCTAAAATTAGTTGTTTTTACCATGCAATATGCGGAAACGACAGCGTGCGCCCTGCAACGGAAGGACATCCATCGGCAGCAGGTAAGGGTGGGTTAAGTTTTGGCAGTCAACTTGGGTTCGAATCCCCAGCCTTCCACTAGAGTTAATTAAAAGATTATGTTGAACAATTAAAAAGAACGAATTATGGAAAATGAAATTATTCAAGTAAGCGGTGGCGAAATGCTGGAAGCTATCAACCGCTCGGAGATTGATGGACAGATTGCCACAGCGCACAAGTTCCCTCGAGACATCATGCAGTGCAAGCAGAATATGGTAGCACTGGCAGCGATGGACGATGATGTGGCATACAACTGCTTCTATCACCTCGAACGCAAGGGCAAGGACGGACAGGTTTCTATTATCGAGGGTCCGAGCGTGAGATTCACTGAGATTATATCTGCCTGCTGGAAGAACCTGCGCATCGCGGGTCGCATCATCGCAAACGATGGCAAGACCATTACAGCGCAGGGCGTCTGCCACGACCTCGAGAGCAACGTGGCTTACTCTGTAGAAGTGAAGCGCAGCATTCTGACATCGAAGGGCTACACCTTCTCGCAGGATATGCAGGTTGTAGTTGGCAATGCAGCTGTGGCAATCGCCCAGCGTAACGCAATCTGCAAGGTCGTGCCGCAGGTATTGATTGCAAGCGTGGTGAAGGAAGTGAAGGCAAAGGCACTTGAGCACATCAAGCAGACTGGCGTACAGAGCCAGTGGAAGAGCTGCGTAGCCTGCTTCCAAGTGTACCAGGTAACAGACCTTATGCTGCTGGAATACCTGGGCAAGAAATCAGCCGAGGAAGTAACGGCAGAGGACATTCAGAAGCTGGCTGGTGTGTACAACGCCATCAAGGAAGGTACGACCACAGTGGAGGAGACCTTCAAAAAGCCAAAGCAGCAGGAAGCCATCGCACAGCAGGCGCAGGCAGCAGCCGATGATGCCAAGAACAAGGCGCAGAAGGCAATGGACCGCAGCCAAGGCAAGACTGGCACAGCAGCGAAGAAGTAGTTTAGTTTATAATGTTATAGCGTTTCCCAATTAGCCGCAGGGCAACCTTCAGGGTGGGAACCTGACCAGATTATAGGGAACCTGCGGCAACTATTAAACATTCAGACAATGAAACAGATAATCAAATATAAAAGCAGAGAGGAGTGGTTGCAGAACCGCTCAAAGGGAATAGGTGCATCAGAGGCAGGCACGGTACTGGGTTTAAATCCATGGGAGACCCCATACCAGTTATGGAGACGCAAGAAGGGTATCGACCCACCAAAGGTTGAGAACTTTGCGATGGTTGCAGGACACCTGCTGGAGGATGCCGTGGCGCAGTTCTTCAAGCGAGAGAGCCACTGCCACATCATCAAGGCGAGCACGGACGACTACACCATCACGAACACCGATACTCCGTATCTGCGTGTATCTCCTGACCGCACCTTCTGGAGAGTCTCTGCAACGCACAACGAAGCTAGCAAGAGCATTCTCGAGTGCAAGACAACGCAGATGCAGATAGATGCAGACGACCTTCCGAAACATTGGTTCTGCCAGCTTCAGATGAACCTAGGAGTGGGCGAATACAAGGATGGAGCACTTGCCTGGCTGACAGCAGGCAGGGAGTTCGGCTACCGTGACATCGATTTCGACCCCGAGTTCTTCGGATGGATGAGGGACGAGATAACCAAATTCTGGCTTGACTACATCGTGGGCAACCAAGAACCACCTGCGTACAGCGCACAAGACGTTCTCCTGAAGTCTCCACTGCACAAGGCAGGAAAGGAGATTGAAGCCACAGCCGAAATCGGGGACATGCTCATCGAGTTGAAGGAAATCAAGGAGAAGAGCAAGACACTCGAGAACCGACAGAAGGAGATCGAGGACAACTTGAAGCTGTTCTTCGGGGACGCAGAGAGCATCGTGGACGGAAACGGCAAGACGCTGGCAACGTGGAAAGCACCGAAGGCAAGCGAGAAGTTCGATGCCAAGGCTTTTCAGACAGACCATCCCGAGGAATGCGCTGCCTACATTAAGCAAGTGCAGGGAGCACGAAGATTGCTCATTAAGTAAAGGCAGGGCTTATGGCTAGCGTTCCTATATCAAAAACCGACCTAAGGAATATAATTTCCCAACTGGAGAATTATATTTCCCTAGGTGGGGAAGTGACAGCACCGACCGACACAAGCCAGCGGAACAAAATCCGGATGGCTACAGTCTTAAAACGGAAGCTGGAAAAGAAATTATCATTATCAGAATAAAGCATCATGAACGATTCATTCATCTTATACACATCATACTACGCTCTTATCGAGGGGCTGACCGATGAACAACTCGGGCAACTGACGAGAGCGATATTTCTCTACGCAAGGGATGGAGAGACTATTAGTCTCGAACCAGTCGTGCGTATGGCTTTCGGTTTTATCGTTGACGATATGAAACGGAATAAAGCCAAGTACGAAGAGAAGGTAGAACGATGGCGAGCCAATGGCAAAAAGGGTGGCAGACCAAGAAAAAACCAAGAGGATAAACAAAAACCAATTGGTTTAGATAAAAACCAAGAGGTTTCAGAAATAACCAAACAAAACCAAGAGGTTTTTTCAAAAACCTTATATGATAATGATAATGTATATGTAAATGATAATGTTTATGATAATGTAGATGTTAATGATGTTTCTAAAGAAACAAATATATTAGAACCTTCTAAAGAAGCTTCTATGCAAAGTTTTTCCGAGAAAAACGTTTGCGCTGCAGAAGAACCGCAAAAAAGTTCTGAGAAAAAGAAATCCAAGAAAGGCGAAATCGACTACGCAGCCATCAAGGACTACTGGAACGAGCAGCACGACAAGACCAACAGCGCAATGCGAAGGCTGACGCTGATGACGGAAAACCGCAAGGAAGCAATCAGAGGAAGGCTCAAGGACTGCAAGGGAGATATTTCCAAGATTTACCTAGCCATCGACAAGGCTATGGCTAGCGACTATCTGAACGCAGGGCACTCCTGGGCATCGTACGACTGGGTAATGACAAGGAAGTATTTCCCGAAGGTGCTGGAGGGTAACTACGACAACACCAAGCCAGCCGCAAGCCAGCAGCCGCAATCGGCAGCAGCCAGGGCGCAGGATCCTGCGGCAACGGCAAGACCGAGCATCGGGGAACTCTACGAGCAAGCCAAGCACCAGCAGCCAGCGAGCCAGCAGAGCCAAGACAGCAAGTTCAGATGGGTAATCCAGCAGAACCTCGAAGACTTGAAGAAGAACCCGAGCAACAAGCCAGCAAAGGATTCGCTGACAAGATACTACGAGAAGGGAGTTCTGCAGCGGCTGGGTATCGACTGGAAGCCCGAAAAATAACAAATGAGGGCAAAATAAGCCGCTCTGGGACGTTTTCACGCTTCTGGCGGTAAATTATAAGGCAAACAGATTTTGAACACTTTAAACAAAAGAATTATGGCAGAATACAATAATCAGAGCATTGACATTGACCTCGAGGATATTTTCAACAATTTATCGTATAAAGACCAAAAGGAATTTTTGGTTGACATGTTCAGGAACTTACTAGAAGAAGAAGAAAGAGCGGACGTGGTAGAGGATAATATGTGGTATCTCGAAGATGAAACTGCTGTCGACATCATTACCGACACCTTCGAGAGAATGAACAGTTCAGAACAGAAAGAGATTGCCGAGCGCATCGCAGACGCACTGACATCTGAGCAGCGTGAGGTACTTGTTGAGTACATCAAAGGGGAATAGCCATGAATGAATTATTTTTTCATGAATGCCGTGCCGCAGGGCTCGTATTCAAGACATCGAACGATTGGTTCAAGTGGCTGACCGAAAACAGCTACGACATCAAGAAGCCGGTTGCAGAGCATGAAGGCTTCAAGTACAACATCAAGGATATTTGCATCAATCCGCACGTTATCGAGTATTCCGCAGAGGGTGCAGACAACTGGGGATGGAAGGTAATGACCGCCAACACCCAGTTCGGCTGGATATGGGGCTACAGCATACAGAAGGGAAAGCACGGTTACGACAGCCCGGTTGCCTACCCGAGTAGATACGATGAGCTCGGCATATTCTACGGTAATGAGAAAGAAGCGGAGCACGATGCCCTGACCTGCATCATCAGAGACCTCGAGAAGAATGCTGGAACCAAGAACACCAACCTCCTTCTCTGGGCGGCTAAGAAGAAGCGTGCAGACATCATCCATCCACAGCAGAAACTTTTTAAATAGTTATCATAAACCGTATTGGTTATGTACAGAGTTGATATAAAACTGGTCCGTGAGTGTGGTCTTCATCATCTGTCAGTTGGCGACAGAGACATCTGGCTGGCAGATGATGAGGTAAAGGCACTTGAATGTATCCTGAAGGATTACAATTCGGACACAAACAATTTTAAACGTAGTTGAAATATGAACATCGCATCGTTAATTGAAAGCGAAGCAAACGTGCAAATAGTCGTAACGCTTTCCGACTTGAAAGAGTTTGCACTTACAATCGTTTCTGAGGCAATGGCAGCCAAGGAGGCAGAGAAGAAAGAAGAAAAGTATTTAACGCCCGATGAAGTAGCCGACATAGCGTGCGTATCGAAAAATACTTTGTGGCGATGGGAAAAAGAGGGATATCTGATTCCTATCAAGTTTGGGCGCAAGTCTTTCTACAAGCAATCTGATATTAACAAAATACTGGAGGGCTAGCGTATGAAAAAGATAGAAATCATCAATGACAATCATCATCATCACGTATTCGTTGGTAACACCGACTTCTGGCTCGATACTCAGGAACTGTTGGAACTTTATTTTAAACTCGGACACGTTAAGTTGTAAACAATAAAAAACATTCAGACAATGGAACAGAAAGATATTAATATTTACGAGATATTGAAGGGTGTTGAGTATGGCACAGAGTTATACACGCCAATGTGCGGAAATGTTGTGTTTACTTTTCTTCCATCAAACAATGAAATAATCAGGACTGAAAAAGACCTCAGAATTTATCGCTTCGACAAGAACGGTAGATGGATGGAGGGAGGAGAAGTAATGCTCTTCCCTTCGAAAGAAATGAGAGACTGGAGCAAGTTTGCCTGGAAGAAGGGAGACGTGCTGGTTTCCGAAGATGGAAGTGTTCATATTATCTTCGAGAAGTTTACGGATGATACATACACCATTTTTGCTGGTAAGCATTACTATGTCAAGAGCGGCATAGCACCTTATTACGAAAGAGTATGCAGTAATGCCATTACAGAAGTATTCACTCTCGAGGCAGAGGATGCAGCCAAGACCTACATCAACACTATCGAGAAATTTTTGGGTGGCAAGTTGAACCGTGAAACTTTGGAGATAGAGAAACCTCAGCCAGAGTTCAAGGATGGGGATATAGTGGTAGCGGAAGAAGATAATTATTACGATAAGGTAATTTTTATTGCTGCTATAAAAGACGATATTGTCAGCAAAGCCCTTATAAATGTAAGATATGAAGATTATGAAGTACATTATAATGAGTATAGATTTGGTCGCAATAGAAGTCTTCGTCTAGCAACTGAAGAAGAGAAGCAGCAACTCTTCTCTGCCCTCGCAAAGGAAGGCAAGGCTTGGGATGCTGACAAGAAAATGATTGTGAACTTGAAGCCAGCGTTTGAAATCGGCAAACTCTATGTTTTCAGAGAGGAAGACGAGGACGGAGAGCTGACAATCATCGGTGAACTCATCGACAAGAACGAAAGCGAAGATACGCTGACATTCGGCAACCAGTACGAAATCGAGAACGAGAAGTTCGTGACCGACCAAACCTTCGACCTGCGTATCAGCGTTAACAAGGAACTTCGAGAAGCGACAGAGAACGAAGTCGAACTGTTCAACAAACATTACGACATCTGGAAGAATGGGAAGGAGCAGACAGCCTTCAAGACCTTTGACAAGGTGCTGGTAAGGTGCGGAAAAGAATTCAAGTGGCTTCCAGCGTTCTTTGTCCGTGACCGTGGAGAGGATTTTGCATCTAGATACAACGTCTTGCCTTTACATAGCGGAAAGGCAGCAGACTTCACTCAATGCATCCCATACGAGGGTCATGAGAATTTTGCCTTCACTGACTACGACTTCGTAGACTTACCATTCTAGGACGTAATGGCGAGTGAATTATGCAAGGCTTGCGATGCCGGGCGAAACTGCTTAAACGGCATCTATTGCCCGGCACGCAAGCAATATGTAGAACATCAGGCAATAACTGAATGCAATGAGCGATTTCGTAACAAGGGAGAAGAACAGAGCGTACTACCAGGAGCACAGGGAACAGATCCTCAGAGCCACGAAGGAGTGGCGAAAGAGAAACCGGGAAAAATACCGGGCGTATCAAAAGGAGTACTGGAGTAAGCACTACCGGAACTACGGTACGAAGAACCGGGTAGCCGACAGAGCTATGCGTGAAAGGAAGAAGCCGGACGTAGAGAAGGCTCTTTCTCTGTTCAAGAATCCGCAGCAGGCAGCGCATCTGGCATGGCTGCTCGAAAACAAAAAGAATAATCGGTCGTGAGTTCAATAATAGAGTTATTAATCAGCGAGGACAGAAGGGGATGGCTCTCCTATCAGAACAAATAACTTATAACATCTTGAAATTAAGATATGAGAGCCGGAAACGCATCTCCCGAAGTCTGACAACAAACAAAGAAAGCGAGGTGGTACATGAAGAAGTAAGAAAAAGAAATCGTTAGAAAATTATGCTTTTATTCATTCGGCTGGCGGTGGAAGAAGGAAGAACCCTGCAACATATACATTTTGTTATTCATTTATTTTGCAAGCGCAGGCACAACTTCCGGAATCCCTGCCAGCTTTCTCTATCGCAACCAAAAAGAAGGGAAAGAAAGGGGTAGGGGAAAGATAGGGATAATAACGCATGTGTGCACGTATATGCGCACGTAAAGGGTGTTGAGTAATAAACTACACCAGCAAAACAAAATAAACGCTTATACGCGAAATTTGAACAAAATAAGTACTTTAAAGAAAAAATGGAAAAAGGAACAGTTATAATTGGAATCGACCCCGACAATCAGGAAAGCGGAGTTGGAGCAGTCTTTGACGACAAGAAGTTTCTCGCCTATAAAATGAACTTCCCAGCTTTGATAGATTACCTCAGAGCAATGAACGAGAGTTGCAAAAAGGTTAAGGTCGTTATTGAAGGCGGCTGGCTCAACAAAAGCAACTGGCATGTGCTTAATCGGTTCATGACGGCAGTCAAGGCAGCAGCAATCGGACGCTCTACCGGAATGAACCATCAGACCGGAATCTTGATTGTCGAGTGCTGCAAACACTACAATATCCCCTGCGAAATCATCAAGCCACTGAAGAAGTGCTGGAAGGGTAAAGACGGAAAAATCACGCAAGACGAGATTGCTTATTTTGTAAGCGCAGGAGAGAAAATGCCGAGAATGAACCAAGACCAGAGAGACGCACTTCTCCTCGCATGGGTGTGCGCAGGATACCCGGTCAGAGTTAAACCGCAGAAGCCACAGACAACCCTGCAGAAGACCATCAGAGCCTTTGATGGATAATACAAAAACGAAGTGTTGGAAAAAGTTAAAAGTGTGCAAAGAACAAACAACTAAAGCAAAAAAGTCGTATCTTTGCGCCAGTGTTTGTCAGATAAGCACAAATTTCGAACTTAAAACAAGAAGAAAATGAAAACAGAAGAAATCGCACTATCGAGGGTCAGCGAGAACGAAGCGAACCCGAGAACCATAACTGAGGCGAACTTCCAAAAGCTGGTCAAGAGCATCCTCGTCTTTCCTAAGATGCTCCAGCTTCGCCCTATAGTCGTAGACGAAACCTACAAGGCACTGGGTGGCAATATGAGAACGAGGGCACTCTGCCACATCGTGAGCATGACACCCGAAGCCATCATGGACGTTCTCGACACAGACCAGCGGCTGACCGATGCAGAGAAGCTGGCAATCGCCAACTACTGGAGCCAGTGGAAGGAGCAGCCAACTGCAACTATCGTTAAGGCATCAGACCTCACGGAAGGACAGAAGAAAGAATTCATCATAAAGGATAATGCTGGCTTCGGAGACTGGGACACCAATGCACTGGCGAACCAGTGGAATACCGACCTTCTCAAAGACTGGGGTGTGGAATCTTTCAATAACTACGATATAAGCGGTTTTTTTGATGAAGATGATAAATCTATCGGAAACGAAGAGAAAACCGCTCAGAACGAGAATTTAAGTAAAATAACTATAGAAATTCCGTCAGAGATGGATGATAGTAAGCAGGAAATCATCGATTCTGTTCGTGAATTACTGAAGGATTACGAAGGAGTAAAGGTATATGAATAGGTTTGTAAACACATATAATGAGATTGTTGGCTTTCATCGCTATCCAACCGCTCCCCAGTTCTGCCTATATCTAGCGGCGAAACATCGTCACGTTTTTGTTATTAGGGCTTCATTTAGGGTGGAGCATAACAATAGACAACTGGAAATTAATCAGCAGCAAAATGAGATTAAAACTTATCTTTTGGATAAGTATGGAGAGCCTTGCAAGTTCGGTGATATGTCCTGCGAGGATATAGCCGAAGAGTTACTAACGCACTTTCATGCAAGTAGGGTGCAAGTTTTGGAGGACGGATATGGAGGAGCTACGATTACCGAGTAATATTAAGGTGCACTTCGCAGCCTGCGAAGTGCAAAACCAATTCCTGGCATTAAAAGAGTTGGGAGTAAATTACGGTCTATACACCGCTTATCCATTCGTTGAACGTCTCGTGTTTGGTGGGGGGGTATCTCCTATAATGCCACTCAAGTGGCAGAAGGAAAACCCATATAAGGAGATTCCGAAATACATCATGGATAATATGAAGCACGTTATACAAGATAGCGGACTTTTCACGTTGATGTTTGGTAGCCAGCAAGGCAAGAAAGACGAGACTCTTATCAATAAGTGGTATGATGGTTTGGTTAGATATACCAATGAATATACGCAAGGTGTTACGATGGTTGAGGTGGACTGCCAAAAGGTACTGAACCCTTCTAAGGCTTGGGAGTTCCGTGAGCGTCTTCGTAATGATTGCCCTAACAATAGAATCATCAATGTCTTTCATCTAGAGGATGGGGCAAAAGGACTTGATCGGTTAATTGAATTTAGCGACTATATCGCAATCAGTGTTCCGGAGTTAAGAATAGCTGGAAAGGTTAGTCAAGTTCCAGCACTGGCGGCTTACATCAAAAGAAAGAAACCATCGATAGATATTCATCTCCTTGGTTGCACTGAATTGAAATTGCTTCGACAATGCAGGTTCTGCACAAGTGCTGATTCTACTACTTGGACCATCGGGAAAAGGTACGGATATATTGAAGGAAAGCATATTTCCTCAATCAATACCAAGAAGATAAAGCAGCATTATGGGGAAGATGTATATCTAAGAGTGCAAGAATACAACAAGAAAGAATATAATACGAACTTCTTGCTTCTTCAAGTAGATAAGTTGAAACATACTTATGAGAAAACTTGTGGATGTCAAGATTATAAAAATAAATAGCTTATGTATTACGTATCTAAGAAAATAGAGGTGGCAGCTTGCCACAAATTAAAGCTTTCGTATGAAAGTAAGTGCGCAAACCTTCACGGTCACAACTGGCACATCACTGTATATTGTAAGGCTGCAAAGCTGAACAAAGATGGAATGGTCGTGGACTTCAAGCACATCAAGCAGAAGATTCACGGCTATCTCGATCACGGTAATCTCAACGAGTTGCTTACTTTCAACCCTACTGCGGAGAATATCGCTAAGTGGATAACAGACCAAATCCCAGAGTGCTATAAGGCAGAAGTGCAAGAGAGTGATGGTAATATCGCAATCTATGAGGAGGACTAAGATATGAAGGTAAACGAGATTTTTTATTCCATTCAAGGTGAAGGAGCATACGCAGGTAATTCAGCTATCTTTGTGCGTTTCAGTGGTTGTAACCTCAAATGCCCATTCTGTGACACCGATTTCAAAAAGTATACAGAAATGGACGAATATGAAATTGTATTGGAGGTGATGAAACAATCATCTTCTTGCAAATTTGTTGTATTGACTGGTGGCGAGCCAACGCTGCAGGTTAATTCTAAGCTGCTGGAGTTGCTTCATAACAAAGGGTATTTTGTTGCGATGGAGACTAATGGAACAAATGAGGTTCCTGCTGGTGTAGACTGGGTAACATGTTCGCCTAAATGCCAATTCGTGAAAAATGGTGAATTGGCAATAAAGCAATGCAATGAGTTAAAGCTAGTATATACTGGCGAGAATGAGGTTACAGATTTCGGTATTAAGGCAGATTACTACTATTTGCAACCTTGCGATACTGGAGCAGAAAATGAAAATCGCTATATTGTAAATAGTTTGATTTGTTACGTTAAGGAAAATCCAAGATGGAAGATTAGTGTGCAACTTCAAAAAATACTGGAGGTGAGATAATGAACAGAAAAGAAGAAATTCAAAAGCACATCAAGGCTTTATTGCAGTTGATTGGCGATAATTCGGAGCGTGAGGGATTAAAGGGGACTCCCGAGCGTGTTGCGAGAATGTTCGGGGAGATTTACCGAGGTTATGACCCTGCACAGAAACCGAAGATTACCACATTCCAAAATGGAGTTGATGGTATTGTGTATGATAGTATGGTTATAGATGAAGGTACTTTCTATTCTATGTGCGAGCACCACATGATGCCATTCTTTGGTAAATATTGGTTTGCTTACATTCCAAACCCGAATGGTAAGATACTAGGTATATCTAAGATTGGTCGTGTCGTTGATTATTGCGCTGCTAGATTGCAGATACAAGAGCGATTGGGGCGAAACATCGTTGATATGCTTTCGGATGCCCTAGGTAAAGAAAATCCTCCTCTTGGCATCGCTATCGTTATGGAAGGTGAGCATCTTTGCAAAACTATGCGTGGAGTGAAAAAGAAAGGTATAATGCGCTCTTCGTACTTTGTTGGTGAATTTAAAAATAACAATGAATTGAGGTTGCAATTAGAGAATGCTATACGAGCCAGCAGGCAGGGTTAACCCCTGCCAGTGGCTTTAAGTATGCAATCACAAATGAAGTCGCTTTGGTTGCCCTCGATGGTTGCCAGTGCATCTAATACTTCCTGGGAGGCTGAGAAATAAAGTCGCTTGGCGCACTTTTTCTTTCGTCCAGAGCCTTTGCGTGCTCCACCCCAAGATTTGTTTGATGATTCGTTTAATTCACTCATAACGTTAAAAATTTGGTTGTATGAAAAATAATTCGTAAATTTGCAAACGAAATCCCAAAGTGGGGTGGTGGTTCGAGCACCACCCCTTGGAGCTTAGAATAATCTAATCGTAAATGATAAGATTTCTATTTTCCAAATCTTCAATGAAATTTTCAGTACGTTCATAAGACTTTGGGATTTCATTTTACTTTCCCTCATCCTCGGAGGGTTTCAGTAGATAAGGACTCTTCCCTTATTACGTTTGCAAAGATACGAAATTTATTTGAAATATGCAACTTTTTTCAAGAATATTTTAAATAAAAAACAAAGAAATTTTAACTATGCCAAAAGGTAATAACGAGAAGTTGCGGTTGCAGCGCATCGACATACAGAACCGCCTAGACATCATTGCTCCTCTGTACCGCCGAGGTTGGACGGAGCGAGAAATCACTGCGGAGGTTCGCAAGCGGCTCGACAGACCGAAATACAATCAAGCGCACTGCGACATTCAGCGGTTATTGAAGGAGTGGAGGGAAGAGAGACTGACCGACACGGACGAAAAGATAACAAGCGAGGTGGCAAGATTGAAGCTGGTAATACGTGAAGCCTGGGAAGCCTGGGAGAAGTCGAAGGAAGACTACCACTTGCAGAAATCAACCCAGCATGGACAGCCTTTATTTGATGAGCGAGGAAAGCAGATTTCAATCGAGACCGTCAAGGCGATAATGTACGATGCCGAGAAGCGAGGATTCGGAGAACCACGCTACCTCGACATCATCATCAAGGCAGAGACGCAGATTTGTAAGCTGCTCGGACTGGATAAGGTCGTGCTCGACCTGAACGCAGGCTTCCAAGGCGGCATCGAGGTACGCTACATCAACTCGGGACATACTTGCGCATCCAGCGAGCAGGAAGTAATCGAGCGTGAAGGATTGGATAAAGAATAATTTAACCATAATTTTGTTTTAAGTTTTTATTGTTTGAAAGAATGGCACTATTTGACGTTATTGGTGAACTCTATGATCCGAATGCGGACGTGAAGCCAAGGTTTCTCGTGAACCAAGGAGGCACGTCCTCGGGGAAGACATACACCATCATGCAGCGTCTTATAGTGCTTTCTTTTGAGCATCCAAGGGTAATTATCACAGTGTGCGGTCAAGACCTTCCGAACCTAAAGGTGGGAGCCATGCGAGACCTCGACACTATCCTGCACACAAGGGCAGAGTTGCTGGACTGGTTCAAGAACAACAAGAGCGACAGCAGCTACCGAGGGAAGAACGGCTCAATCATCGAGTTCAAGAGTTATCAAGATGCGCAGGATGCCAAGAACGGTAAGCGAGACTATCTGTTCGTTAACGAGGCGAACGGTGTGCCCTACGAAGTGTTCTGGCAGCTTGCCATCCGAACCCGAAAGCAGGTGTTCATCGACTACAACCCAAGCGCACGCTTCTGGGTGCACAACAACATCATCGGAAGGGATGACTGTCGACTGATCCTGAGCGACCACCGAAACAACAGATTTCTCACGGAGCAGGAACACAAGAAAATTGAAGAGATTGACGACCCCGAACTGTGGCGAGTTTATGCAAGAGGATTGACCGGAAAGATTACCGGGCTTATCTTCACCAACTGGGGCATCGTTGATAAGCTGCCACCAAGGGAGGAGTGGAAGATGGAATGCAGGGGTATGGACTTCGGATTCACCAACGACCCAACTGCGCTGGAGCACGTTATATTGGCGCACGGAGAGTTATGGGTGGACGAAGAAATCTACCAGCCTGGAATGACGAACGATGACATCGCAGACCGATGCAAGGAACAAGGACGGACGAAACGTGACCTTATCATTGCGGATTCGGCAGAGCCTAAGAGCATTCAGGAGATACACAACCGAGGTCTGTGGATAATCGGCAGCACTAAAGGCAAGGACAGTATCAACAACGGCATCGACATCTTGAAGCGTTTTCGCATCAATATAACAAGACGCAGCCACGGCATCATCGGGAACATGCAGCAATACAAGTGGAAGAAGTCAAGGGATGGAGAGACAACGAACCAGCCTATAGACGCATTTAACCACGGCATAGACGCAATACGATACGTAGCCTTAAAGAAGTTATCCGTAGCGAGCCATGGAACGGCTAGGGCGCACGTATTAAGGCAAAGATAACGACAAAATTATAAAGCGTATGGATAATAACACTACATTCAAGTACTGGCTGGCAGTTGCTAGGCACACCAGCTATAAAATCGGCAAGCAGCCACGACCAGCTTTCGTTGGAGGAAAGCAAGTGCCCGACAATCTCAACCAGCTATCCATCGGGCAGCTGATAGACCTTTCCCAGCTATCAGACAGCGAGGAAAGTCTGTATCAGATAGTGACAACCGTCCTCGGTCTGAGCCACAAGGAAGTGGAGCAGGCTAGGGCGGTTGATGTCGTTATGCTCATAGGCTGGGTAACAGCAGAGGTCGAGCGCATCAACAAGCTCTTCGAGAGCACCGACACAGCGAAGCCAACAAGACTGGAGAAGGAAGCAGGCATAGATACCCTGCGCTTTGGTCTGTTTGGCATGTTGGACTGGTACGCGGTAAGGATGGGCATCAGCGACCACGACCAAGTTCTGAAAACACCATGGCTTCGCATCTACAAGTGCATGGAAATGGACAACAAGAGAAGCGTGTACGAGCGGAACCTGCAGAAGTTGCAAGCGGAAGAAATGAAACGTAAATCTAGATAATTATGGCAACAATCAGAGAAACATTAAAGCAGTTGGCAGCAGACACGCTACCAGACTACACCTACCTTTTCGAGGACTGGGACACAGCGGACACCAAGCTGGAGAAACTGAACTATCCGGCAATCGTCTGCATCATCCCAGCCAGCGGCACGACAGAGATACGCAACGGCAGGGTATACGACACCGTGAACGTTGCCCTGGCGTATCTCGACACCGTACCGAGGGGAGCGGAAGGAGAAGACAACGGAGAGTGCATCGACCGAATGAAGGTGGCAGGGGCGAGGATGATACGAGCCATCAACCAGTCGCGCCAGTTCGAACCATTGGAAGGGCAGCAGTACTACGAGACCATCATCGAGCGTTTGAGCACGATCGTGTCGGGCGTAATGTACTCCCTGCAACTGACACAGAGCATAGGAGGATGTGCGGTATGAGCAAGGGAGGAATACAATTCGACCCCAAGGCGGCATCGCTCATCATGCGTGAGGAAGTGGAGAGAGCACGGCAGCTTATCATCAACCACATTCGTATCAACGGACAGAACGCATCGGGGCGCACAATAGCGAGCCTAAAGGTGGAGCAGCCCAGCGAGGAAGAAACCATCCTCTGGGGACACAAGCCATTCGGGGTTCTCGAAACTGGACGAAGGGCAGGAAAGATACCATACGGCTTCCGTAGCATCATCCGGCAGTGGATGAAAGACAAGGGGCTGCACGGCAGACCTATCCCCTACAAGACCCAGCGGCAGCACAAGTATACTCCACAAGAGCGTGGCGACATGAGAATGGCAGGAGCCATCGCGCACACTATCGCCAGCAAGGGTTCTAAACTGCACCGGACTGGCGGCAGGGCTGACGTATACAGCAACGTTGTGACCGACACGATGAAGCGGCTCGAGCAGCGACTTATTTTCTTAATCCACCAGTCGGTGGGAAGTATCAAACTTAACAATGAGACGGTATGAGACAGACAGTGAACAACGGATATTCTTTTTTCTATCCAGATGAAGTGTGCTTCGCCTTCTTGCCTTGCATCATCAGAGCGAGTGGAAGCAACCTATCGTGTATTGAGGTAATAATCAGATGGGGCAAAACGGAACGAGCCTACAATGTGGAGGCGTTCAACGGTGAGTGCATTACAGACTCCAGGGCATACGTACAAGCCTTTTTCGATGGACGCATCAATGCAGGCGTGGACTGGACGATAAACTATGACGTCAATAACTTATCCCAGTACATAAGAGTTGAGGTTAACGCATACGATGACAGAGACGGACAGCTTGCGAGCATCGAATTCACTACGAACGTAGTATGGGGTGCGCCAAGGTTCGGGGAGACCTGGAACGGCTACAAACGCCTTACGTGGTTCACCAACTATCCGTTCTCTTTTGGTATGTATTTAAGTAAGGCGGACACCAAACTGCTTATAGGTTACGAGGGAGCACCCAACAAGCTGCTTGAGATTCCGAACACCAACATGATAGACTTCAATGCAGCCATCTTACCAAGCGGTGCCAGGTACTGGAACATCTACGACTACGATGGAGAGATTCAGCAGGGAACGTTTGACAATACTTTCGACCTTACTTTCTGTCTATCTGCCGGTGGCAAGCAGTCACTATTGCTGCGCATTGACAGAGACGATACCGAGAGCGGCATCTATCTGCGTTGGATTGACCGACACGGATTCATTCGCTATTGGCTATTTGCGTCTGGGGAGGAAACGAGAGAAATAGCCAGCGACCTGAGTTTCATACGCAACAATCTGGGTAAATACAGCGACATATACGGCTACGTTGGCGACAGCGGAAGAAGGCAGGGATACGAGCGCACGGATTCAATCAAACTTTGTGCCCCGTTGGTTGACAGTGATACGTTCGATATGCTGCAAGACCTAGCCAGCAGCCCAGTCGTTGACATGTACCTCGGGGTAGACTGGATGCACGAGGAAGACCAGTGGACGAGCGTAACAATCAAGGCAGGAAGCTACACGAAGAGCACAGCTTGCTTGCAGGATTTCGTGTGCGAAATGATAATAAATAACATTAACGTTCAGAGATTATGACAGACCAGCAACTTTATATAGACGGTGTTTTGATGGATTTGCCGGAGAGCACCGATGTGGTGCTCGACATTAAGAGCAACCTTTTTCGTGACGTCACGAAAATGACCTCGAACTACACGTACACCATCCAGCTACCACGGACGGTGCATAATCTTTCAGTTCTGCAGCAAGCGGACAGACCGAAGAGCGGCAGCAGATACCCTTTTATTTTCCACCAGTGCAGTTATTTCCGTGGAGGTGTACAAATTATCAAGGACGGACGATTGAACGTTCTGAGCATCGAGGAAAGCATCGAGGTTTCAATCTACTGGGGTATTATGCCAGCGTTCACGAAGTTACTGGAGAGCGGAATGAAACTGAACGAACTGGGAGTGACAGACAGAGTGCTTTTTGAAAAGTACAACACCCCGAACACAAGGGAGGAAGCCGTGAGCAAGGGGATATTCTTTGCTTATTACAATCCATACCGAATTGAGAGCAAAGATAACTTTGGTATTAATCTGGTGCAGAGGAATAAGTATACCACGACACAATACTCGGCTAGCCGTGGACGCATCAGAACTGGCGCAGAGGTCGGAAAGTACATCAGTGGAAATATAGAGAACGCATCGGACACGATTTGTGCTCTCATCCCCTTCTTGCCATCATCAACGGCAAATGTGCAAGCGCAAGGAAAGGGCGATTACAGAAGCTATGCAGTACTGGATAAGTACATGCGGGTTATATCCGTGAGCGGAGAAGATGAGACGCTGGAAGTATACACCATCAGAGGAGAGGCTAGAGCTGCATACCTCGTAGTGAATGCACCTGCCGAATATTACAGCACTCTGTCGCTATCAGTTACCGGGCTGACACCTATGCACGAAATGATAGATGGCGATAATAAGGAGGATTTCGTAGGCGATGATGTGGCGGTGGATGAATATAAAACGTCCCCAAAATTCTTGCAGCCATGTGTGACCGTAAACTGGCTATTGTCAAGGATAGCGAGGAAGTCGGGCGTATCTTTCGTTTGGCAGGATGATGAAGCAAAGAAGATGTTGAACAACCTCGTTGTGCCTATAATCAACAACAAGGCAGACGACAAGACAATCATCGGTAATCTGACCGCAGACGTTAAGAGCCGTGACGGACTGGGAGCACTTTCCTTTTCCGTCAACAACTCATTGACGTCAGTCACACCAAGCACTGGCAGTGATGTACAGAAACTGACGATAACGAAGGATTGCGAACTGATCTTTGATGTGCAAGTGCAATACTACGTCAGACATCAGTTTGAAGACGCAGCGGAGATTCAGTTGCCTATGGGCGTGAAAATGACCGTGACAACACCAAGTACCACCGGAGGTGAGGCATCCACGCAGGAATACGAGTTCGGAGATTTGAAATACGAGGATGGGCAGGTTAAGTACCCGGTCGTACTACGCAGATATGCTATCGATGGCTATCTTTATTTGCTTTCGGCAGGGACAAACACAATATCGCTAAAGAAGGACGATGTACTGACGTTTGAGACTATCATGCACGGAGTGAACACAGTTAACCTGCCTTCCGTTTATGGCGGCAAAATCACGGCAAGCGTCAAGAGTGGGGACAGCGTTCCGATTGGTGGAAGTTTCCCTATCGGCATAAACCTGCCTGAAATCGAGGTAACAAACTTCATAAAGTTTCTGGCTTTGATAACTGGCTCGTTCCCTAGGCAACTGACTAGGGTGTCCAGTTAA